TTATGGAAAAATTTATAAATGATAATATTTTAAAGATTACAATAATAGTCACACTACCATTGTGGGTGGCTTATATTGCACAATATTTTTAAGGAGAAATATGGCTATAACAAAAAAGAAAAAAAGAGGACCAAGTTTAGACGATAAGTATATGGGTCCAGAGCCTCTATTCACAGAGGAATCGGAGTTTACTAATTCTAATTGGCAAAGAGCTGCAAATTGGTATGGGTATTATTACAAATCAAAAGACTATACAGCTGATATATTAAGATTTGCAAAAGAGCAAATGGGTTATAATAAGAAAAAACTATCTGTTCTTAAACGATTAAAAGATTGGAAATTTATGCCAGTGCAAAAATCTATTAAAATTTTTCATAGAGGATGGGTATATAATGAAGAAAATATGCTTAAGTTTAAAGCATTTATCAATGAAATGTATATTGAAGCACTAAAGGAAAAGAAAGTTGATGATGCTAAAAAAGCTAATATCGTAACTATTACACCAGCTGAAAGAACTCGTAGAAAAGTAGTAGATACTATTTACCACGATTGGGATAGTACTATTGTCGAGGGTTGGTTTGATGAAGACTATACTCAAAAGTTTTCTGCATACAACAGATTTAAAATGCATGGATTAAAAGGTAATGCAATCAATATATTCAAAGGAATGATTGAAGAAGAATATAATAATATTAAAGATGCATACGATAAAACATGTGAGCAGTGTGTAGAAGCTTATTCACATATCTCAAAAGGAGATAAAAAGAAAATTATAAAACAATTTGAAACAGTGTTTGAAGATCTTGAAAGATTAAGAACATCTTTTAAAGCAACAAGAACACCACGAACAAGAAAACCAAAGTCATCGGACGCTCAGGTAGTCAAACTTCAGTATTGTACTGAGGATATTGATGCCAAGCTAACTTCTATTAATCCAATCCTGATACCAGGAAAATCTAAGCTCTTCGTTTATAACAGAAAGAATAAGAAATTAATCCAATATGTCACTGAATCAACGGCTGGTTTTATGGTATCAGGAACATCTATTAAGAACTTTGATGAAAAGTTAAGTAAGCAAGCAACTATCAGAAAGCCTGATGATATATTACCACAAATTCTAAATAAAACTGAACTTCAGATTGAGAAGGTGTGGGATACTATTACAACTAAAGTAACTAAACCAACAGGAAGAATTAACTCTGACTGTATATTAATGAGGATATTTTAATGTTAACAGTAGGTGAAACATTCCCTGAATTCTCACTGCAGGGAATAGATAAAAATAATCAATTTGTGAGAGTTGGAGTAGATGCAAGTTATCAACCTTTGAAAAAAGATTGGACTGTAATCTACTTTTATCCGAAAGATTTTACCTTTATCTGTCCAACAGAAATTGCTGGTATGGATGTATTAGTTGATGAGGCTAATGTTATTGGTATTAGTGGTGATAATGAGTTCTGTAAATTAGCATGGAAGAAAGAGAATGAATTAATAGGTAATATTAATCATACACTTGCAGCTGATTGTGGATTAGGTTTATCACACGCACTTGGTATAGTCAATGAAGAAGAAGGAGTTTGTTATAGAGCAACCTTTATTATTGATAAAAATTCTGTAGTACAACATGTATCAGTGAATGCACTTGATACTGGTAGAAATGCTAATGAAGTATTACGAACATTAAAGGCATTGCAAGCCGGTGGATTAACTGGTTGTGCATGGGACGAAGGTGATGAATTTGTCGGGTGATCCAATCAAAGAAAAAATAATGACTCGCAAAAGATTCTCTGCAGCAGTGGAGAATCTAGTTGCAAAGGGTAATACAACATATATTGATGCTGCTTCTTATGTAGTTGAACAAAGAGGTTTGGATTATAAGAATCTAAAGAAACTTTTAACTGATTCTCTTAAGCAAAAGATCGAAGCAGAAGCATCAAGTTTAAATCTTATTCGTACTAAGAAAGGTAATAAACTGCCTGTATGAATGATCCTTTTGAGTCCTATAAATTATATAACGCATTAAAGCTACATTTTGAGTCTGACTCTTATGATGCTTTAAAATATAATTTTAAGACTTCAGTTAAACCAACATCATTCTTTAAACGAAAAGATAAATACTTTTTTGCAAAATTAGCAAAAACATATGAGCGTGATTTACGAGAATTTTATGTTGCTAATTTTAAAAACGATGTTAAGTATGTCGGTGATATGCTTAATGAAGGTGGCGAAAGATATTACCGTGACCATAAAAAAGTTATGGAAAGTCTTTCGTATCAATTTGAAAATGATATAAATAAATTACATGATATGGATGTAGAGTTTGATTCTCTTTTAATGGCAGAAGAAAATAATCATCCACTAATCATTCGGTTATGGATGCAAGGTGATATACTATTAGAAACAGTAGTTATCTTGGATGTCATAACAGGGTTTATAGAACGTGAGAATAAGAAGATAACTGATACAATTATTTGGCCAGATATCTATCGTAAGATCACAAAATATAAACCATTTGTAAAGTTCAATAAAGATAAATGTATAAATTTATTAAAAAAGACCTTTACAAAACCATAGAAGTATGGTATAATATAACTCTATATAATGCATAAAGTGGATAATTCAGTAAAATACAGTGTAATACAGGAGAAATAAATGTCACTAGAAAATCTAAAGAGCATGCGAGGCTCATCAATCGATAAACTCGTAAAGGCAGCGGAAGCTGTGTCCACTACTAAAACCGAAACAAAATCTTATGATGATGATAGGTTTTGGAAGCCAACCAGAGATAAAGCAGGAAATGGTTATGCTGTGATTCGTTTCTTACCGCAAAAAGAAGGTGAAGATCTTCCTTGGGTAAGATATTGGGATCATGGTTTTAAAGGTCCTACTGGTCTATGGTACATAGAAAACTCTTTAACCTCTATTAGCCAACCTGATCCAGTATCTGAACATAACTCAGTGCTCTGGAACTCTGGTAGAGATGAGGATAAAGCTATCGCTAGGGAAAGGAAAAGAAGACTACATTATGTATCAAATGTGTTAGTTGTTTCTGATCCTGATAACCCACAAAATGAAGGAAAGGTATTCCTTTATCAATATGGTAAAAAGATCTTTGATAAAATCATGGATGTTATGCAACCACAATTTGCCGATGAAGAACCAATTAATCCATTTGATTTTTGGGAAGGTGCTGATTTTAAATTAAAAATCAGAAAAGTTGAAGGTTGGGTAAACTATGATAAATCTGAATTTAGTACTCCATCAGCTTTATTTGATGGTGATGAAGGAAGATTAAATGAAACATATGGACAACTATATGCTTTACAAGATTTCTTAGATCCTAAAAACTATAAAACTTACGATGAGTTAAAAGCTAAATTAAATAAAGTACTTGGTGTAGATGCAGGTTTCTCAATGGATACTCCATCACCAGCCCCAGTTGCTGAGGCACCAACAATGCAAACAGCTGATACATCTTTCCCACCAGCAGATGATGGTGATGAGGATGATACTCTGAGTTATTTTGCTAGATTAGCAAAAGAAAGTTAAAATTCTTAGGAATTTGGAGGGAGTCGAAAGGCTCCCTTTTTTTATCTACTGTTATTAACAGATTCTTCTATTAGATCTTTATTGGTTTGAGAAATAACAATGGTGTCACCAGTTCTAATATTATCTCCACCTCTTTGACTTACAGCTAATGTGTCTCCACCAGAAGCTTGAGGTAATTTTAATAAAGCATTTTCTGCTGATAAAGTGTTAACATATAAAGAAGCTAGTGTAGGAATTGCTTGTGCATTTACATTTATTTCACTTGATATTTCATTTTGAGCATTTTGTAAATTAGTACTTAAACCTTCTATATCAGATTTATAATTTGCAATACCAGCAAGAGCTACATCTCCCAATGTACCACCTTCAAATGCTAATTGCATTTTTTGTGCTGCACTTAAAACAGAATCGCCGAATCTTTCCCAGGAATCTGATGCTGCATCAACACCTCTTGTTGAGGTTATATCAATCATGCTTTTGGTGAATTCGTTAAACGCAGTTAATGCATTATTATCATTTAATCCAATAATAGGTTTTATAGATTCAGCTATTTCATCAAATATACTTTTACCATCATTACCAAAAAAGAAATCTTTAATACCACCGCCAATATTAGTAATAGTACTAATTACACCACCGATACCTTCAGCTCCTAAAAATCCAGCTACACCAATACCTAAAGCACCTAAGCCAGCTCCTAGTGATATAAGAGATGCTCCAGTTGCATCAATGGATGTTAATGAATTAATACCCTCGGCCAAATTACCAAATAGAGTCTTCATAGAGCTACCATCAATTCCTAATGCTCCTCCAATTCTACCTACTCCATCAAATGCAACAAAGAATGCAGCTAAACTTGCTCCCATAGCTCCTATACCAGCTGCGGCCACAGCTGAACCTACGCCTCCAGTAAATAAAGCAAGTCCTGCTCCAGTTATCATAAAGGCTCCTAGTGCTGTTAGTGATTTAGTATCAAGTGCGCCAATAGAATCTTGGAAGTTTTTGACTAATGGTACCATCTGACTACCATCACCCATTTTACTTGATACATAACCACCAAGAGAAAATCCTGCAAAGAAACCACCAATGCCTGTACCTAATGCAGTCATACCAGCAGCAATATCAAATGATCCTTTAGCACCAGCTAATTTACCAACAACTCCACCAGCACCAATTAATACCAAGAATTTTGCTAATCCCTCATCAGTGAATTCTTGTATTGCATCATCAAATCCTTTAACTGCATTTTTAATTCCACCAAAGTTTGAGCCTAAAGCATCAAGTGCTAAATTACCTAGAGCTAAACCACCAAAGAAACCACTAATACCTGCTCCCATTGCAGTCATTCCAGCTGCAACTCCTGCTGCACCTCCCACGCCTTTAACTGCTCCAGCTAATCCACCAACTCCGAGTAATGCTACTAATGCAGTACCAGCTTCAGGTGATATATCTTGAACAATTGATGAGAATCCAGCTGCAGCTTCTTTTATTTTACTATATGATAAGTCAACATTTAATACATCAAGTGCATAATTACCAGCTGATAGACCACCAAAGAAACCTGGAATAGCAGCACCCATTAAAGACATACCTAAGGCGGCTTTAGCAGGATTACCACTATAGCTTGCAGCTGCCATTATAGCACCTAATGCAACCCAACCTTCTGTTGGCATAGCAGTTATAATATCAGAAAATCCTAGTGCAGCTTCTTTTATTTTGCTAAAAGATAAATCAACGTCTAAAGCTTTAAGGCCATAATCTCCTGCTGCCATTGCTCCAAAGAATGCAGGTATTGCAGCACCCATTAGTGCTATACCCATTGCTCCTTTACCGAGGCCACCAAGAGCTAATCCTAATCCACCGAGAAGTCCTCCTCCTCCGCCTGAACTATCACCCTTTGCATTGTTTGATTTATCAGCACTTACTGCTATATCTTGTAATGAATCGCGTATTTCTTCAAAAATTGTTAGACGTTCTTTTTCTTTTTCTTCTCCTTGAAGCGATTGAGAATTAATCATATCCTGGAAGTTTTCAAAACCAAAGACAGTACGTGCTTGAAAGTCATTCATAACCTTCTGCATGTTTTTAATTTCTAATAGATGTCTGCGAGTATTTCTACCGTCAACTTCTATTTTTTTAGTTGATTTATTATTCGCTTCCATTAAAGCGATTAAATCACCTATTCCTTTTTGTCCTAAAGGTTTTTTATCTTCCGCCATTTAAGTTTCCTATTTACCGCCGAAAGCTCTTCCAGCCTCACTAATACCAAATGCACCAAGTGTGACTACCACAAATGATGTATAAATTGTATCAGAGATGACCAAGTCTTGTCCCATAAATGCTGTGATAAGATCACATATACCAAAGATAGTCATGAGTGCAAATGATATAAAACCAATAATTGCTTTTTCATTTACATCATTGTCATCTAAAAAGATGTCCATAAACTTTCTTTCTGGTGGAGCAAGTCTTTTCTTTGCTTCTGCAGCTTCAAGTTGCATTTCCTTAATAGTATCTTCAGCCTTATCAAGCTTATCAATAAGACCCATATACTTATCTAAATCTATT